CATTAAGCAGAGCATCTCGATCTACATCAGACAATTCCGGGTTGGTTAGCTCAAAAGTAATAGTGTCGAATATGGCTTGGGGATAGGCTCTAATTTCCAAATAAAAGTCTGCTTGATCTTGCGCATCTGTGCCATTCTCTAGGCTGGTATTTATCACCTGACCTTGCTGGCCATAATAGGCAATAGAAGTCGAATCCTCGGCGGTCTTTGTTTGATTATTTTTGTAAGTCAAAGTCACCTTGTTACGGATGTTGCCAATGCGGTTTAGGGTACGAATACCTGCCGCGAGAGCATCATTGGCGCTCAAATCAGTAAAGCCATTTGCGGCTAAATACTGACTTCTGTGAGTTGAATCGGCATAGCAGATTTGGCCTTGAGCATTCTCATAAATATATCCAAGCCCAGAGCTTGCCAAAGATGCGACTAAAGAATAGGCATCGGTAATCGATGCATTACGCTCATGCAATTCATAATCACCTGGCTGGTCAATTTCACCTAAACCAGTATTTTCAGCATTAGCCCAAGTGGTAGTTGCATCATAGGTAGCCCAAGTAACCGCTGGCGCTACACCATTCCAGTCATCATAAAGTAAGCCAGATAAGACTGTGTAAATCTGATCACCATCAAAATCTTTAGCCAAAGCATCACTAAATAGCGCTTTTGGTAACTTTGATAAAGCACCAAGCGCGGTAATTCTAAATGATTGAGTAATAGTTACTCGACCACCTGCGGTAACTACCTGTTCAATATCGGTTACAAACCCACCAAAGACATTTACATAAACATCACTTGAATCTTTAACCGATATTGTTACCTGGTCGTTGGGATGAATATCTACATATTCCTCATCAAAGTTAATAACTTCAAAACTTGCATATCCTGCTTGCGGCTGCTGATAAATATCTGTGCGACCAGATGTGATAGTCATATTAGCCAAAGTCACATTGGCAAATTCACCTGATCCGTTTAGGGTCAATTTCCAATCTGGTGTCCAAGCGGTCATACTGCGTAGAGCGCGGATGCTCCGCCTGAGCCTCGAGTATAAGAACTATTTAATACATCTACGATTGCTCTAGCTGCACCTTCAGGATCACCAGCTACACCAATATTGATTGTGTTATTAATGGTCGGGCGGTCTGCTTCCTCGCCAGCTCTAAAACTACCGACATCAAACCTTGAACCGATGCCAATACTTGCAGTTGCTGCTGAAGCGGCTGCGGTTGCAACACCAGTTGTACGCGGTGCGCTTCCTCCGCCACCTGCCGATGCTCCAGAGCCGCTTGGTGCGGTAAATGTTGGGATGCTAGGCGCTTTTGTATTGCCACCACTAATCGATGGCACATTTATCTTTGGAGCGCTAATATTGCCAATGGTTGGGATATTTGGTAAAACTGGAATTGCATTATATGCCTTGATAAGTACATTGATTGCGCTGATTGCACCATTGACTACTGTGGTTATACCACCAGCTATTCGACCCAAAATATCAATCACGCCACCAGCAACTGCCGATACAACTTTTAACGCGGCCACAAAAGATACTCCGATGATTGGTAATACATAAGTTTGTATCAATTCACCAAATGCTTGAAACGATTTCTTATTGCGTTCAATGGCATCTGCTATTGGTTTGAAAATCTCTAAGAATTTACCAATATTGGGGATGATTTGATTTACGACAATATCTACAAATTTTTCTAATATTGGGATAATCTTATAGCCGATATTCTCTTGAAATTCTGCGAATGCTTGCTTTAGACGATCGATGCGGCCTTGATAAGTTTCGGCTGCTGCCGCTGCTGCGCCGCTAAAGTTTTTAGTAAGCATCGCTTGGACATCGGCAAATGACTTACCTTTGATTTCAGCGCTTGAGAAGCCAAGCCCTAATCTTGATAAAGCGGTAGTCTGGCCATCATAAGCTTTGCCTAATGCATTGGCGACATTTTCAAGCGGAATACCGCGAGCTTTTGAAATATCTAATGCCAGGCTTAGTAAATCTTGTGCCTTTGTAACTGAATTGGTCGAGAGCGCCAAACGGCCTAGCGCATCTCTCAAATCTGTATCTGCAACACCAGTAGCCAACTGCATCTTGGTGATGTAGTCCTCTGTGGCGGAAATTTGCTTTTCAGTTGCCCCAGTTGCAGCTTGTAAAGCTTGCGCTAAACGCTTCTGTGCTGCTTCATCCTCGATTGCGGCTTTAACGCCATCAACTGCTAATTTGCCAGCATAAGCGGCTGCGGCAGCTGCGGCAGCTGCAAATGCGGCAGCTGCGGCCTTGCCAAACTTCTCAACGGATGCACCAAAACCAGATACATCTTTCTCACCTTGATTAAGTTGTTTATTTAACTTATCAACATCTGCAAGGATTTTGAGCGTTAGCGTACGAGTATCTTTAGCCATTACTTAGCCCAATCCTCTATAATGTTATCAAATGCTTTTTGCCATTCCGACACGATATAAGGCTGAATTTGGCGCAGAGTTGGATAAATAAAATAACCTGTGCCGCCCTTACCTGTGCGACCTGAATATGCTGGAAACTGCTTGAAGCGCTTTGATCCAAATTCTAAGCCAGGCCATAATTCTTTTGTGTTACCACCACCAGATAAGCGCTGACTTGCAAAGCCATATTTCAATTCACCAATAACCGATGTCTTTGATACTTTAACGCCATTTACCAAACGCTGAATAGCGCCAGCCGATTTAGTGCGACCATAACCTGCTTGCTTAATTCGATCTGCGGTATAACTAGCCAAAGAGTTAGATACCTTTTTGGCTTGCTCTTTAGCGTTATCGCCCATTACATTGAAAGCTTTAATTGCGTTGCGGAGTTCAGATTTATCGAACGCCATTGCGGTTTCGTTCATCCTGCTCCTTTAATAACTCAACTGCGGTTAAGACATCCTCTGCGGTTTCCCAGTATTGCATCGGTATGCCAGTTGCAATAGCTAGTTGAACCAGTATTCGGCTTACTGATCCGATTGGATGGCTTTTGGGTCATCATCACCGACTAATACATCGGCAACTGTTTCCATCCAGACTTCATAGGCTTTGACTGGCTTACCAGCTGCTTCGCGCTTCATAGCGTTATATGCTAAAAACATGAGATCGGATATACCGATACCATCTTTGGCTTGAGCAATGGTCTTTCCAGTTTTAACTTCCCATTTAGCCCACTCGGGTGGAGCGGCCACATAAGTAGCCTGCTCCCCCGAGTTATATTCGATTGTGATTGGTAATTTCATGCTCTCGTTTTCCTATTCTTAACTAAATGTTTCGGTTGGTGTTCCAACGACTAACATTGACCAGCTATCTGTCTGCGCTCCTGGAGCTGCTCCACCTGCGCTTGGAAATACTGGAAGTACATTGAATGCAAATACTGCGCCAGTTGCAGCAGTTAATGAAACTGCAAGGGTTGTATTTGGTGCTGATTCTGCTGCTGACCACATTGCCTCGAATAGAGATGAAGCTACGCCCCAGTCAGATAGAAGCTCAAGGTTTAGTGTCCATTGATCATCTGTGTGCTTGTATGCCTTGCCATCTAGTGTCTGATAGACATCGATAGTCGGGCTGTTTGAAAGTATCGCGCTAGTGGTCTGTGCATCGTAGTTGGTGCTAGCGATGGTCAGAGTAATATCGCGACCCGTAATTACGGATGTTGGCATTTATGCTCCTTTTACGATTGCGTGTAGTGCTTACTAACGCGGATATCTGAAACTAGCATTGTGCTAGCCCCAATTTCAGTAACTGCTGGTCGTTCTACGACATCGACTTCCCATCCAGCAGGAATGGCCTGGATAACGGAAATAATTAACTGCTCTAGGTTATCTAATGAACCAGGATTTGAGTTATATGCAACTATGCAGGAAATCGTGAGATTTACTTTGCAATGAAAACTTGTTTTACCGATTGTGTCGAATTCTAAATAAGGCGCATCTGGTACTAATACCACTGCTGGCGGAATGATTGCCTCTGGTACATGATTATAGACATTGGCAGCGACACCAGCTAATGCGGTTGCAAGCGCGCCTCTAACATCGGCAGAGATTGTGGTTGGCATTATTGAGCCAGCGTTTCTACATCCAAATATGGACCAAGTAAGCCCACGCATTTGTTGAATAAACTTCTACCCATACGGAATGGTGTGCTGGCGAAATCTACGCCTTCGATCTGGCCGCCGGGGGCTACTCGGCTCTGAAAAATCTCAACTGAAACTGTTAAAACCGCAGCTTCTACGGATGAATTGCCAACATAAGTTGATGCGCCAGATAATTTGGCTTTGCCGCTTGGAATTACATTGGCTTCCTCGACATCTGCATTAGTAATATTGCAGGTGAATGTATAAAGCCCTAAGCCATCCTCATTGATTGTTCGAGTACCATTAAACGGCGAACCACATCCAGTAATGATTACTGATTGGCCTTCGGTAAATTCATGAATGCCTACTGTTTCAAAGTAAGCAATATTGCTTTCAAGTTTAACGCGCTCGATTGGTGCTTCAAAAGATACAAGCATTGGCAGAATTGTATTTTCAGAAGCGTCAATTATGTCTTCTAAATACGCGTCATTGTATAGGGATGACGATACGCCAAGTATGCTCCGCAGTTGAGCCGCAGTTACAATGCTTGGCATATCGTTCCCTTCTTTCGACCTACTGCCTAGCCACGAGAGCCAGGCTAGGCATGATTAGACTGATTGGTTAAGTGTGAATGCTCCGCCAGCGGTTAAGGTCGCGGTTGCGCCATATCCGTAATAGCCGACTTCTACTTGACCTGTGCCTACGATATTGGTGCGTAGCTGAAGTGGTCCTGCACCTTCGTACCATACGAATGAATCGCGATTTACCATGATGATTGAATCATCGCCAGTACCAGTAATGAATGGATCGACATAAACTGGCAATCCCATAACTGTACCTGCTGGTGATCCTGGTTCGATTGAACCAAGTGCATTGGTTGGTGATCCAGCGACATTGAATAATGGTCGCTTGCTTGAATCGGTTAGTGCAATCAAAGCACCCCATTGATCTGGAGTTACAACGATTCCAGTTGGGAAGCGCTTGGTTGCATTGTAGATTGAAGCTGCGCCGCGAGAAATAAATCCTGCGAACTCATCTCCATCGAATGGAAGCGTAATTACTGTTGAATCAAGTGTGCCTGCTTGGATTGCAGTTGCGACTGCGGTATCAGTTGCCTTTGCATAAGCATTTGCCATCAAGCGGACTAATTCATCAAAGAATGCTGGTGAAGTACGATCTAGAACTTCAACATCGAACTTCTGCATACCTGCATACTTTTTAACTGAAACTGATAGGTACTCAATTTCAACCTGTGTATCAGAGAATGCGCCCTTTTCAGCTGCTTCTGCAACTGTTGGAGCGGTCTTAACGCGTGGGATTTCAAAAGTCATACCAGCAGCAGGCAAAGTTGCGGTACGGATTGCTGAAATCGATGGGCGTACATTTGTGGTCTTTGGATCCCAGATTGTTGAAAGCTGTGGAGTTGGAACTAAGCCTGCAACTTCTGTGGTGGTGGTGTCGGATGCTGCTTGTACATATTGGCGAGAAGTATCATCACCTAGAGCAGCACGAACTGAATGCTCCAAGTAAGATGCTGGTGAATTGATTGGTGAGCGCAGTTTGGTATATGCAACTGGTGCAGATGCCACAACTGTTGGCTCTACCTGTGCAGCTTCTACCGCTTCATCGGCAGGAGCTGGAACGGTAGTGTCGGACACTGGTTCTCCTTCGGTTGGTTTATCTGAAGCTTCTTTTACTTCAGAATTATTTGGATGTGAATCGCTTGGTACTTCCGTAGCAGCGACTTTTTCAACGCGAGCAGATTGGATTGCTGGCTCGGTTACTAATGAAACTTCCTGGATGCGAGCGGCGGTAATTTGCATTACGCCATTGACTACTTCATAGTCCTCAATAAACGCTCCAACACTAAAGCCATCTCTTAGACCCTCTGATGCCTCTAGCAGACTATCATCACCAGCGATTGTGCCAGCAACCTTAAATGTGGCATCGATGCCTTCATCATGGATTGAGTAAGTTAGAAGCTTACCAATCGGCCGAGTACGATCATGCTCAAGTAAAAGTTTTGTGGTTTTGTTAAACTTCAATGAATCAGCCGCGAAAATAGTCGGCCCCACTGAAGTATTGCCCTTCTCGCCAAAAGTTACGATGCGACCCGATAATGTGCGAGCCTCTGCATCTGTGGCGGTGAGATTAACCGAGAAATTTAGTTTCATCGAATTAAGTCCTCTGCTTCCTGGATTTGCTCAACGCTCATCGCGCCAAGTTGATTGAGTATCTGATAAACCTGTGCGCGCTCGAGTGCTGATCCGCGTAGGAAATCGTCTAAGTCAAATCTGGTTTCGGTATTTAGCGTTGCAAAATCTGGCATGGAGAGCCTTTGCTCTATCGGCACTAGAATATTGCGAACGCTAAAATCAATTAAAGCCTTACGCTCTGAAACCGAGTTTGAATAGGTCATCGATGTAGTTTCAGACGATAAGAAATAAGCAGGAATACCTGTTGCTCTAGCCAATTCGAGCGATACATATTGGCGAGCTTCATTTAATTGTAATTTGCTAGGATCGATACCCAAAACCTGCAAATCAATATCTGCATTTAAGAACGCAGTCGAATTGGTCTTGCGAGATTGATTCCAGGATGATAAAAGTTTGGTAATTCGCTCTGCGGTTAGATTTGTACCATTTGACTTTAATGCCATTGTAGGTACTGGTGATTGTGCAAATGCTTCTGCTGCTCTTTCAAGCGCGATAGCTGCGCGAATTGTGCGACCAGCGCGAGCCAATAAGCCTTCATCCATTCCGTAGAATGTAATGATCGAACCAACGCCTGATGCTGGTGCGATTTTGCCATCTAATTGATAGGCAATGATTTCGGTTGAATCAGCATTATATTTTGGAGTAACGCGAGTTGGTTCTACGCGAGTGTAATCAGCGATGCGGCCATCTGAATACAAAGCATTAACGACTGCATAAGTCACGCCATAAAATAATAAATCTTCTGCTTGCCATACGCGGACATACGAGCCTGGTACGCGTTGATCAGGTTGATTGATTACTCGTAGTGGCTCAATATGCGCACCAGTGATTTTATTATACTGCTCTAATGGCAAAGATGCCACGATTCCGCAGATAATGTTGCGAGCGCGAGCGATTGACGGAACGCTCATTGCAGTATTGCGATCTACTGAATAAAGTGGAGTTAAATAAAATGTATCTGGGTTATTAACTGGCACACTAGCTGCATCAACGATATTTGTTGGTTCAGGTGCGCGTAAAATAAAATTATCTAAGAAGCCCATTAGCGTAAATTATAGGCTAAGTCAAGTTATTCTACAAATATGTCTATTTCGGACTGTGAGCGTGTCGCATAACTTGATACCATGCTGGTAGCAACCGCAGCTGCGATTGTGGCATTACTGACTTTCCTACCCATGATCCAACCCCCATCGCCTTGTGG